TGATGCCGGCCAGTTGAATGGGGCCGCGCTCTATGGCGCTGGCAAGGCTGCTGCTTAACGCGAGAACCAGAGTGGTGACCAACATGAAATTCCATTTCATTTGAAGCTCCAAGGAATGTGGTGAGCATTTGGAGGCTATCACAATAGCCTCGGTGAGGCATTGGTCTTTACAGCATGGGTCTGCATAGCCACGACTGCGCGTACATCACTCCGTCTATTTCCTCTGTGCCTGTCAGCACCATTGCATTGGCCTGCATTGAATGTAGCTGGCAGTCCAGCAGATCCGGCAGTGGGCCTGCCTCTAATGGGCCGCCGCTACCGAGCGTGCGGGCGACGACCGAAGATCGGCCCTGTACGCAGCCCTCGTGCTCAATGCGAACATTGCAACGCAGCCGCTCGCCGCGGTTCAGCTGGTCGGGTGTGAGCGGCCGCCCCTTCACCCGCATGCGTGTCACGTAGAAAATCATGGCTGCACCTTTGCTGTATATATATACAGCTTATTGGTGCGTACAATGGTTTGTGAAGTCCCCGAGATTACTGGCGTTGGCGGGTTGGTGTTGCGTACAATTGTGCCGCGTAAGTATTTGATGTGACGGCTCAATTTGAGTGACTTGTAATCAGTAGGTCCCGAGTTCGACTCTTGGTGCCGGCACCAGACAAATCAAGGGCTGCAGCGATGCTGCAGTTTTTGACCCCGCATTCAGATGTTCCCGAGGTACAGTTTCAGTACAGTCGTACTGATCGCCACCTCGGAGAACAGCATGGCAACGATCGTCAAAACCCCCTCTGGTACTTGGAAGGCTCTCATCCGCAAACACGGATGGCCTACCACCTCGAAGACCTTTCGTACAAAACGTGATGCCCTTGACTGGTCCCGGCGTGTCGAGGATGAGATGGTGCGCGGCGTTTATATTCAGCGCACAGCCTCGGAGCGAATGACGCTCGAGCAGGCACTCAAGCGTTACCTCTCGGAAGTCAGCCCCACCAAAGCTCCCAAAACCCTTATTAGCGAGCAAGGCAGCGCGAAGAACCTTGTTCGTAGGCTTGGGGGCTATTCCTTAGCAGCCCTGTCTGCAGAGCTGATCTCTGGCTATCGGGATCAGCGTCTATCTGAGACAACGCGGCGCAATACACCTGTAAGCAACAACTCGGTTCGCCTTGAGCTGGCGTTGCTCAGTCACATGTTCAATGTCTGTATCAGAGAGTGGGGCGTAGGCCTCCCGTTCAATCCGGTCCTGAATGTACGAAAGCCTGCGGCGGGAAGGGGGCGGGATAGACGTCTGACGCCTGACGAGGAGCGTCGTCTTTATGCTGCTGTTGACGCCCATTCGAACCCTCTTCTCGGCTATATCGTCCGGATCGCTATTGAGACCGGAATGCGGTCGTCCGAAATTACTAATCTCAGACGGACGCAGGTAGACATTCGGCGCCGAATTGTCACATTAAGCGCGACCAAAAACGGGGAGCGTCGCATAGTGCCGCTTAGCATGGCCGCAACAGCAGTCTTCAAACAGGCACTCGACCACCCTTATAGACCCATCGATACTGATCTCATTTTTTTTGGGGAGCCGGGTGCAAACGGCCGCAGACGGCCTTATTCCTTCAATAAGACATGGCAACAGATTAGAAACAAATTGGGCATGCGCGACCTGCGCTTTCACGATCTGAGGCACGAAGCCGTTAGCCGCTTGGTAGAGGATGGGCTATCGGATCAAGAGGTGTCTGCCATTAGCGGGCATAGGAGTATGCAAATGGTTAAAAGGTACACCCACCTCCGTGCGGAGGACCTCGTGGAGCGGATCGATTTGCTACGTAAGCAGCGGCAAATCTAGAGAAATACAGCCATCTTTCGCATGCGAAAGATTTTATTTTAAGTTTTTTTTGAGAGGAGCCCCAAAAAAGGGCCGAAAACGGGGCACCTCTTCGCACTTTTAGTGAAACACCCGAGAAAATTGGAGTTTCACTATGTCTGCGTCGAACACAAGCGAGTTCACATCCCCTGCTGCGAAAATTGAACAGCATCTTATCAGTACCTATGGACTGCTCCTGACTAGAGAGCACCTGGCCGATGTTCTGAAGCGCAAAGTTTCTGGGCTTAACTGGGAGTTAGCCAGGGCAGATAGCAGCCTACGGCAAGTCCTTGAGCCCGCAACACTGCGGCTTGGCCGTCGCACATTCTATCGTGCGCATGATCTCGCGGTTATTCTGGTTGGGAAGTTGCCCTGCAATGCCTAGCCTGAGTGCCGAGGTACTTCTAGATGATGGCTCCAAAGAGGGGGGGGCACTGTCCGCACGAGGCAGGGCTAAGGACGAGCTTCAAGCTAAGCGTGCTAATAAGGCGGTTGACCAAATTCTTGCGATCCAGGGGCAGAGCGCACAGGAGGCTGACGAGCTGGGTTTTATTGCCCGCCTACTCATTCAGGCCACTATGCCGCATAGAAAGCCTCTTGGCCACGAGTGGAGCCGAACCAATGGTCACTTGTCTATGCACATGATGGCTCCTTCAGCGGTAGGCTTACCATATGGTAGTTATGCTCGCCTGTTGTTGGTGTGGATCACCACGCAGGCCGTCAGAAACAAGTTTCGGATGGAGCACGGCTATATCAGTGAGCAGGACGCACTCAGGCTGGAGT